GGGGTTCTCTCGGTAACACCACCTCGTAGTCAGGCATCATCTGAGCGTACACATTGATGAGAACAGTGCTCCCGAAGTCAGGCGAGGGAGAGATCAAATTCGAATGGACATATAAGGCCAAAACCCCGTTTGCGTACGGTAGAGTGTCTTGATAGCGAGATTTCGAAAAATTCACGAGTTGACTCATCCCGTTTATCGTGGGAAGGTAGGTAGTGTTCTGAGACCAACCGATCTTCGCAATGTGCTCGGTGTTGGAACCGATGTCGAAGATACTCGAGTAATTTAGATTGTAATCGTCCTCCCTGACTGAATAACACGGATCGTAAACCACCCTCAATTTGCCTCTGTGCATCATTGAACAAACAATGTCGAATCGGTAACGACAGGTGCCTCGCCAGTAAGTGAAAGGAAGACCCACATAGGTAGCTGGTGTCACGTGGTGTTCAGCAGCGATACCGGTCCCGGTCGTTATGCCGTGAAATGGGGAACAGCGTAAATTGAACAAAAGCTTTTCTGCTGAATCCGACACGTTCCAGACAGTGCTGCCGATGAATGTCTCTTTGCCGCCGAGACTAGCCAGTGATGTATCGACATTCGAATCCCAGGTCACTCCCGGCGAAGTCGACACTCTGCCTGATTGAAGACTAACTTCCTTAGAACCGCCCATGGTTGGAGGATCTGTTAAAGTCAACTCGTTCTGATCTTCAATCTCGCCCAGTTTCAGCGAGGTAGGCGTGTAAAGTTCGACGTTTTCAAACTTCCCCATCACTGTTATGCGACAAGGAGAAACGAGACCGTTCGAAGTCGCCAAAGGAACGATCGAAGCAAGAGTGGCAGTGCCCAGAACGTCAAACTCGGCACTCGTTAGATCAACGAAATCTCGGGGGAAAACGAAAGGGAGCAGCAATTCCCCGCCTTGAGAGTTTCTAGCCTTGATCGATATGCGTGGTCTCTGTGAAGCTTCTACCAGGTCGGCTGTGTTTCCTTTAGCGAACTGGATGAAATTGTCTGATCTACTGAGCATGTTATATACGAGCCAACACTCTCCATAGTGGAAATTGGTACCTTCTACTGTAGCTGTTAAACGCAAATTGGCGCGAAAGTGCCGGTAATGCTGACATCGAGACTTGATCACATCCGAGTTGAACATGAGGGACCAGGGATTGAAATCAGTGAAAAGCGCTTCCCCAGTATTCCAAGCTACGGTGAATAGTTTCACTGGGCGTTCAATCATATCCAGACTAGAATCATGTGTTGCTACTGTCCTGGAAGCGGGCTGGTTAGAATGAGAAGCCGTAGTCGAGTCCACCAAACTGTCAGAAAGAAATAGCTTGACGTTTTGTTGTTGCTCCTCGATAGGAGCCATCGTTGTGTTTGTA